GGGGGGGGGGGGGGGGGGGGGGGGGGTAAAAGATGATATAAAGATGATGTTGCCCGATTCTTGGTTTGACGCTATGGGTATCGTTTGCCGGATTCTGCCGCGCGCAAGGTAGGCTTTGGCTCAATTACTTCGTAGGTAACTTGCTGCCGCACCAGCACGTTGGCCTTGACGGCCTTTTCCACCACGGCGTGCATCCATTGGCCCGCGCTTAACCCCTGCGCCTTGGCGATTCGCTCAATCGCCTCCTTCACCTCCGGGGTCGTCCGAAAGCCGAGGTAGCTGCTTTTTGCCCTCACAAGGACAATTTACCCCCGTTTGAAAAAAAGTAAAAAAAAAGAAAAAAAAGTGTTTACAGATGTTTTACATAGGGTAAAACCCTACCGAAAACAAAAGGCATCCCACCATGCCCAAGCTTAAAAACAAACGCACCTTTCTTGGTATTAGCGGCCTCTCGCCACAGGCGATTGAGGCATTGCGCGAACGCGCACGCGATAACAACCGCAGCGTCAGCGGGGAGATTCGCGAGATTATCGAAGCCGAGCTTTCGTCGTGCGATTCCTCCGCGCACGGCGCGCAAACCACCGGGGGAAATTAGAACACAGAACAAAACAACATGGACTACCTCACCATCATCGCAGTCACGCTGGCGGCAATCGGCGTGGTTGGCATGGCGTGGCTGGGCGGCTACGAAGTCGGCTCATCCAGCGCATCAAACGCAATCAGCGCAGAACGCGATTTCGCGGATCGGCGCATTCAAGGACTCCTTGCGAGTCTTAACGAAAAGAAGCCCCGCTTGCGCTATCGCAAAGTTGATGCGCGGTCGGTCGGTCGCAAACGCTACCTAAACACAAAGTTGAAGGAGGTCGCATGAGCATAGATCGCCGCCTCCCCGTGTCGGACAACCTCGGCTGGCAACCGTGTCTTGATCCGGTCGCGCTTGGCCGTTTACTGGACCGTGTTTGCAGTGGCCGAGCGCCGTCTTTGCGGCAGCGGGTAGTCAAGGCGCTTGCCAACCTTCGCAGGAGGATCGGCGCGTGAGGACGGACCCCCCGGAAACGGCCATCGCGGCCATGCTTTTGCTAACCGCCATCGCGGTGGGCTTGGTCTTGTTCGTCGAGCTTATCGCTAAAAACCTGCGATGAAGATTCCGCGCGCATCGATGTTTCGCAAGCCCCGCCCGAAGGGCTGGGGGAAGAACGCGAAGAACGGCCACGCGAAGGGGCGCAAGCACGGCGTTGCGCGCACAACGCGCTACGATCGCGAGCTTGTCGAGGTTGTCCCGCCTGCGGTTTGCCGGGGCAAGGGGGATTACCTCGCCGCAAACTGCGTTGTCCTCGCGGCGGCGGTTTTTGGCCCCGCCTCGCAGGCATGGGCCGAGGCATTGCTGCCAGCGGCAAGGCAACTCGACGCACGGAGGGCGCAATGAGCGGCGTTATTATGGAAAGCGAAGACTACATCGCCATCCTTAAAGCCGAAGTCGGCTCTCTCAACGAGGAGCTTGTCCGCGAGCGCGCACGGCGCGAGGCGGCAGAGAAGGGCGAGGAGCTTGCTATTGCCAGCGGATTGCAGTGGCAGCGCAAATATCACGAAGCGCGCAAGCAGTTGCAGTCGTGGGCGGATTTTGCGGATGAAGAAATGAAGCTTGCCGCGCTACGCCGCGCGGAAGTGCAGGCATGTGAATTGTGAGCGGGGCTAATCAGATCGTTTTGGGGAGCGTGACGGTTGGCCCCGCTCCAAACTCCTGCGAGGACGCAATGGCCGCGAGCATTGTGCATTTGCTGACGCGCTTGGCCGAGGTCGAGGCGGAGCGCGATTTCTACAAGGCAGCGGCGAGCAGAATCATGCAGCCGTGCAGGGGGAGGCGTAAGCAATGAGCCGCGCACAACGCGAAAAGGGAAAGCGCGGCGAACGGCTATGGCGCGACGAGTTACGCGGCTACGGCTTTGCCGCCGAGCGGGCCGGATACAAGCAGGCGCACTTTGGCGCGGGCGGGGCCGATGTCGAGGACGATACCGGATGGTGGCCCGAAGTAAAATTTGTCGAGAGCTTGAACGTCCGCAAAGCCTACGAGCAGGCCGAGAAGGCTTGCCCGATTGGCGTCCCGCCTTACGTAGCACACAAGACTTCCGCGAAGCCTTGGCTGGCGACCCTTGCCGGATCGGACTTCCTGCGCGTCTTGGCCGAACTGCGCGACCTACGCGCAAAACTTTTGCAGTTGGAACAACGGCTGAAGGAGGTCGCTGACTCCACTGCTTAAACACAGAACAAAGACGCGCCGGGGCGGCAACCCCGACGCGCAATTGCACAAACATGAACACAGAACAGGTGAACACAGAAGTGCGAGCGGTAGGTAAATCCATCGCCGCAGCACTCGTCAAGGCGCAATCGGCCTTTGGCCCCGCGCTCAAGTCATCGCAGAACCCGCACTTCCGCAGCAAATACGCCGATCTGGCGGCTTGCGTGGAGGCCGTGGTGGATGCGCTCAACAACAACGGCATCGCGCTGATTCAACGCACGCTTCCGAGCGAGAACGGCGTCACGGTGGAAACGGTATTTGTTCACACCAGCGGCGAAATGTTGAGCAGCGGCCCGCTGCACGTTCCCGCGAGCAAGCATGACCCGCAGGGCTACGGCTCCGCGCTCACCTATGCGCGGCGTTACTCGCTCATGGCCGCTTGCGGTATCGCGCCCGAAGACGATGACGGCCATGCCGCATCGAAGCCTGTGGCCTACGCGAAACCCGCGCAGCCCGCTCCGCGCATAACGGACGAGGCACCCAAAAAATCTAACGGTCAACGCTCGGCAAAAGCGGCGGTCGCTACGAACGAGGCAGACGAAAGCCTGCCTTGGTAACACCAACAACCAAAACGAACACAGAACACCATGATTAGTCTCAGCATCAAAACTGAAAAACTGGAGAAGGAACACATCATCCAAGGCAAGAACGGCAAGATCGTTGCCGTGGTCTTGTTTGAGAACAAGGACGGCAAGGGCCAATACGGAGATGACGGCTTTGTCGTGCAAAGCGTCAGCAAGGAAGCGCGCGAGGCAGGAGTGCGCGGCCCTATCGTCGGAAACTGGCGCTACATCGGCCAAGGGGCCAGCGCGGGCAGTAACCGCAACAACCAACCGGAGGGCGCGGACGAAGACGTCCCGTTCTAACTTATGGGATGGATTCAAGTTACAGGTCCGCGCAAAGCGGATGATGTTTGGATCACCTGCTCCCGCTGCGGCGGGGGCGGGTCGGAACGGGGGCGAGACAACGAACCGACCGACCGCGCACACGTTGGATTTGAAACAAGTGCAATGGCGTTTCGCGGCTACCGCCCGACGAATCAGTGCGACCAGTGCGGAGGCGAGGGCGGCACATGGTTGCCAAAGAGCAAAAACAAAAACCGTCTCAATCTGGCCTACGACGAAAGCGGGCAGTGGGTGACGGGACTGCTGCAAACGTGGTGGCGCGATAAAGACGGCTGGGAGCCGAAAATTAGCGCGGAGAGGCGCGCGCAATATCGCTGGGAATACGACAGCGACGAAGACCCGAACCAATGGGAGGGCGCACAATGAACCTGCGCGAACGAGCCGCTTGTGACGGTCTGGTAGACGATGACGCGCCAATCAGCGACAGCATGGAATGGCTGCGTGAACACTGCGAGCGCCTTGCGTGGGAACTGGAATCGACCAGCCGCACGTTGAGCGAGTCCATAGAAAAGCTGCGGAAGCTGGAGGGCGGGCTATGAGCAGTGACTTCCCGTTTGAACTGGCGTCCTTTGTCCGTCACACCGACCCGCCGACCTCGCAAGAGTCGGCGGCGTCGAGGGACAACCGCATCCGGTGGGGGTCGCAGCGGCACAAGCTGCTCGCGGCCTTTGCGGATGCGCCCGACATGACCGACGAGGAAGCGGGGAAGGTCACGGGGCTTTACTCGTCCCGCGCCTGTTATTGGAAACGCTGCGGCGAACTCCGCGACCTCGGCTTGATCGAAGACACGGGCCGAACCCGGACGAGCGAGTGCGGGCATGAGGTCATCGTGTCGGCAATTACGCAACGGGGGTTGGCTGTGCTGGCCGAGCTAAATGCACGACATGAAGATTGAGCCGTCATTCTGCGACCATTGGAAGACCAAGCGGCTGCACAAGACCTGTGGCGCGGAGGCCGTGTTGGGCCTCCTGCGCCTGTGGGGGCAGGCAAAGATCAAAAGGCAATACACGGGCCTCGTCCTTAACCCGACCAGACTCGCCGCCGTAATGGAGTATTGCGGCGACGAGGATGCCCTGTGGCGCGTTATGACCGATCCTGCGGCCCCGTGGCTTGACGAGGAACCGGAAGGCACTTGGGCCTTGCACGGCTACGGGGAGCATCAAGCGCAGATTATTCGCCTGTGGAACATTGGCAGGAAAGGCGGGCGTCCTAAAAAAGACGCCGCCCCTTCTTCATATAATACATCCTCTTCCTCTTCCTCTTCACCCATTAGCGAACCAAATGGAAACCATATGGTTTCCGGCATGGTCGTATTTACGACCCCTTCCCTAAAGGATTGGGTCGAGCAGTGCGGCCTCGACGGGATTGAGAAAGAGTTGGCCGAGGAGATATGGCACGACAACGAGGGCCGGGGCATCGACCCCTACGGCTACTGGCTCGACTATCGCGGCAACCCGATCCGCAACCCGATTGCCAACGCCAAAAGCCGCGCCACGGCGATGACGCGGAAGCGGGGCGGGACGGTCAACGGCCAAGCCAAAGCCCCGAAGGAGGGCGTCTGGGCGATGCAGCAACGCATTGAAGCGGCGGTCAAGGAAGTCGAGCGCATCCAAAGCAATCCGTCGAACAAGGAGCAAGTGCCGGGGACGTTTGACCGCAGGCTAAAACCGGAGCATTTGGCGAAGGTCAAGGCACTCAAGGCGTCGATCTCGGAGATGCGGCAGCGCATGACGGGGGTGGAGGTGGCGGCGTGACTCTGCGCCCCTTCCGCCTCGCGACGATCATGGAAGCCGTCAAAGTAGCCGAGCTTCGCTATCTGGAGGCACGGGTCGGCGGGATGAATAACGCCACGACCTACCAGAGCGATTTCGTCGAGGTCATGTCACGTGACGTTGGCGGCATCCTTGCCGAGTTGGTCATCGGTCGCCGCTTTGACCGGACGTTTCTCCCGGCGGTCAACACGTTTCACAAGCAAGCGGACGTAGGCGAGGACATCGAAGTGCGGTCCACGCCGCACCTTAACGGCAGCTTGATCCTGCGGGATAACGACGATCCGGCGCGGCGATATGTGCTGGTTATCTGCGACCCCATGACAGGGTTTGAGGTCAAGGGTTGGTGCTACGGAATCGAGGCCATGACGAACGAATGGCACATGAAGGGCGAGGGACGCCCGCATTGGCGCTACAAGGGGCCGCTGCGGGCTTTTTCTACGCTGACGCTGGAACGACCCAAGGACGCACCGACCAACGCCGAGACGGCCAGCGCGGAGTATTCGTGGTGAACTTTCAGACTTTGCCCACGGGGGCCAAAACCAAAAATGAACACAGAACAAAATAAATGAATACAACACTGATGGAGATAACGCCGCAGATCGCGGCATCGTTCTTAGAAAAGAACACGCGCAACAGGCCGCTCAACACGCATCACGTTAAGCAGCTTGCAAAGGAGATGAAAACGGGCCGCTGGAAAGAAAACGGAGACACCATCCGCTTCAACGGCGATCTGCTAATTGACGGGCAACACCGACTGATGGCGGTTGTAGAATCGGGCTGCTCTATTCGCACGCTGGTCGTTGACGGTCTTTCCGCTGACGTATTCAGCACGATTGATCGTGGCAGACGCCGTAGCGGGGGCGACACACTCGCTTTGCTTGGCGTTATCAATGCCAACACCGTAGCCGCCGCGCTAAAGTGGGTGCATCGCATCACAACGGGCAAGGTTCTGCACAACGGTCTGGTCAAGATAACCAATGCCGAGACGGAAGAATTGTTGGCGCAGCACCCCCACATTCAGCAAAGCGTCCGCATCCTCAAAGGAGGTCACAAAAACATCATGCCTGCGAGCCTGCTTGCGGCCCTTCATTACCTGTTCTCGATGCGGGATGCAGAGGCGGCAGACAAATACGTCCACGACATCCACACGGGCAAAAATCTGTCTGACGATGACGCCGTTTATCTGCTCCGCGAAAGGCTACTGCAAAACACATACATGAAGCAGAAGTTGCGGCAGGAATACATCGCGGCACTGGCAATCAAGGCATGGAACGCGCGCCGGGGCAACCGCAAGCTGGCGGTATTGAAATACGTCGATACCGAGAACTTCCCGATCATTGCCGACTAACGCATGAGTCAAACGCTCAAAGCGTTTATTGAGGCTCACGGACTCGACCCGCGCATGGTGATGAACACGCTCCAAGATCACGGAGTTTGCTCGGATGTGTGCGTTGAGGTCGAGGACGTAGGCAATGGGGGCGAGTGCCTGCGGTGGCTGCTTGAGCGGGATTTGAGGGAATACCGGAGGGCGGGGAAGTGAGGGAGGCATACAAGACGGCTGGCCACGGTCACGTTTATCGCGGGCGCAATGTCGGGCGCGGGTGCAGGCAGATGAGCAAAATGGTCAAGGCGCTTAAGGGGATGGCGAGTCACGCCTTGCTAGATGCCGTGGCGCGAGAGGATGCGAGGCGCAGGAGGGAGAGGGAGAGGCAGGAGGTCGCGGCGTGAAGGGGGGCTTAAAAATTAAGGGGGGCGGCAATAAGCCCACCCCCTTGTTTGGTCAATCGCGCTGGCGCTACGAGGCGGGGCGCATGGTCGAAGTAGGGCGGGCCAAGCAAGAGGTCGGGCACATCTTGATCGCCCGCCCCGACAAAGCGGGTGCAGCACAAGCGCGGCTCAAACAAATGGGGATAGACGCAATGACGCTGCCCGCAATAACGCCGACCGGATTAAGCGAGGGGATGGCGCAAGTGGGCCATGTCCGATTTGGCGGCGGGACTATTCCGCGCACCCCCGCTTCGCACGGGGCGGGGCTTTCACACATCGCCGCCCTTTCGATGGGGCGGGCCTATCAATGGGAATGGGTGGGACTTTGGGAGGAGGACGTTTGCGGGACCGGGACATCTTTACAGGGGCGGGAGGATTTAGAAGGCGCGGGCCTTCAAGAGGGGCGCGGTTCTTGGGATGGCCCGCACTTAAAGGGAGGCACCGATCAACAGGGCCGCGCATTTAAGGATGCCCCCCGATCGAAGGGCGCGCGCGTTCAAGAGGTAGCCCCGCAATCAAGGGGCGCGGGATTTGCGGATGGCCCCGGTTTCGATACGCCCCCGCTTTCAAGGGCGCGCGGTTTAAGAGTGGGGGATTTTTGGGACGCGCTTGAAATCCCCCCGGATTGTGGAGCGGTGTATTTGGGCGGCGCACTTTGGGGAAGCGCGGATTTCTACGGCGAGCAGATAAGCGAGTGCGGGCTATGGCGCGCTCGCGCGTTGCCGATCAGTTGCACTCACGCGCTGATGATCCACGCGCAGGCGATGGATGATGTAATTGCATCGTGCGCGCGGATGGACATGACGATTGACGATTGCGTGTCGCGCGCTTGCATCGAAGCAACAACGCAAGGCAAGTGGTCAACGTGTTTCGTTCAGCCGTGGATCGCGTGGCAACTTGATCGACGCGAGACTTGGCCGCGCGAGTTGATCGAAGAAGTTGAAAGAGAAAAATAAAATTGTGAACACGCGATGATGTTGACGATCAACAACTTACAAAAACATTTTTTCATTTTGATTTTGAATTTCATTTTTGTTTTTGAAAATTCTTTTTTGATTTCTTCTTTAGGAAACCTTCCGGGCTTCCAAAGCAAGGGTGGCGAAACTGGGCGTTAATTTTCTAAATGTCCCCTAATCGACCTAAAAGGGGACAGGTTGACAGGCGCGGGGGACAAGATGACCGTCCGCGCCCTTGCCGCCGCTCTTGGAATGTCCCCGAACGGGGCGCACAAGTGCATTCAGCGCGGGATGCCTACCGAGTCCGTCGAAGCCGCCGAGTCGTGGCGCAGGCGCAACGGGAGGAGCAAGCTCACAAGCCCCGCAAGAGCAATCGCCGCTACCGCAATCGTCGGAGCGATCACCGCCCCGGCGCAGCCTCCAGAGGTCATCGACGAGATGAACCGCCGCGCCGAGGAATTAGTAGCCGAGCCAGTAAAGCAGCACACCGAAACCGATAGCTGCCGGGAGGCACTCAACGAGCAGAGGCAGCTACGCAAGCACGCCGCCGCGCAAGTCGCCCGCCTTCACCACTCCGGGGACATCGAAGCCTCCCGCCGATGGGCGCAGACGCACCAGCAATACCTTGCCAAGCAAGTCGCCTACGAGCGGCAGATCCGCGACTTAATGGAACGCGACCGAAGCACGATGCAAGTCGAGGACGCCGAGCGCACCTTCCGCGCCGTCCTGCAAGACGTTCGCACGATCGCCGCCTCTATGCCTGCGGCCCTCGCTGCCAAGGTCAACCCGCAAGACCCGCACCTCGCGCAGAAGCTCTTGGAGGAGTGGCGCGATAAGACCCTGTTCAAAGCCATTTATGAAAACCGTAACACTGCCGCTGGATAAGCTCATCCCCTACGCGGGCAACCCCCGCAAAAACGATCACGCCGTCGAAGCCGTAGCCTCCGCGATTAAACGCTTTGGCTTCCGCGTCCCGGTCTTGGCGAAGTCGGACGGCTCGCTCATCGACGGGCATCTGCGCGTCAAAGCCGCCAAGCACCTCGGCATGGAGGAAGTCCCCGTTGTGCTCTGCGACGATTTGAGCGAGGCCGACATCAAGGCGTTGCGAATTTCTATTAACCGCATAGCCGAGCTTGCCGATTGGGATTCCGAGTTGTTGAGCGCGGAGCTTGAGGGGTTGGCGGCGGAAGGGTTTTCGATTGAAGACTTGGGCTTTGATGAAGGGGCGCTGGAAAGCCTCGGCGCATTTACGCCACAGCAAGGCACAGAATCTGCGCCCGAATCAAGCGCACAAGAAATCAACGTCAACGAGTTTGCGCTTGAGCACACTTGCCCGCGCTGCGGCTTTGAGTTCAACAGCAAGACCGAATGAAAAATCCCTGCTCCTGGCTATTGTCCGACTTGGACAAAGTGCCGAAGAACGGGCTCAAGGTTATGTCGACTTTTGCCTGCGGCGGCGGCTCGTCGATGGGATACAAGCGGGCTGGCTGCGATGTTATTGCCGCCAACGACATCGACCCAGAAATGGCGTGGCACTACAAGCGCAACGTCAATCCCAAGCACTATTTCCTTTGCCCAATCCGTGACTTGCTGACCGCCGATTTACCGGACGAGCTTTTCAATCTGGACATCCTCGACGGATCGCCGCCGTGCTCGACCTTCAGCATGGCAGGAAGCAGGGAAAAAGCGTGGGGCAAAAAGAAACACTTCCGCGAAGGACAAGCAGAGCAAGTGCTGTCCGATTTGTTTTTTGATTGGCTCGACCTTGTTGCGCGTCTCAAGCCGCGCGTTGCGATTGCCGAAAATGTGAAGGGAATGATCCTTGGCAATGCGAAGGGATACACAAAGCTTGTGATGAAAAGGTTTCAGAGCATCGGATATAGAGCGCAACTGTTCTTAATCAACTCGGCCGATTGCGGAGTTCCGCAACGGCGGGAACGAGTGTTTTTTTGCGCTATTCGTAACGATATAAAACGATCACAGCTCAAGCTTGCGCCAAAGCATCGGTGGATTGCGTCGGCCCAAGCGATCAACGATTTGAAAAATTTAACTCCCGCAGAACAAGAAGAAACAAAGTTCACAGCAAACACGGACAAAGATTGGTGGCCGCGAACATTACCTGGCGAAGATTACGGAGCGGCAGTAATTCGTGCGGGACTACCGGTAAAGTTTTGGAATCACAAAAAACTCGCCGCCGATTTGCCCAGTCTATCGCTTACAGCTCTTGAACAACACAAGCACTGGACGGAGCCGCGACGATTAACTTTCCGCGAGTGGAAACGACTCGGCAGTTTCCCCGATGACTACGCAGCCAAGTCCGACAAGATCGGTAAATACATGATCGGCATGAGCGTCCCGCCTAAAATGACCGAAGTCGTCGCCCGTGCTGTAATTGACCAATGGCTGCGCTAACACAACAACTTGACCGCAGCCTCCGCGATGTCTTCGCCCCGGTCGATACCCGCGAGGTCTGGGAGTGGGCCGAGGATGAGATCGTCCTAACCCGCCGCCAAACGGAAACACCGGGGCCGTATTCAACCCTGCTCACGCCTTACATCCGCGAGCCGCTAAATTGCTTTGCCGATCCTCGCGTGACCGACCTCGCCCTTTGTTTCGGGTCGCAGACCAGCAAGACCACGGCAATGATGATCGGTGCGGCGTGGCGCATGGTGAACAATCCCGTGCCGACCATCTGGGTCATGCCGAGCGAGGGGCTTGCCCGGAGCTTTAGCGAGAACCGCTGGCAACCGATGGTCGATGACTGCGACAAGCTCCGCGCGCTCAAGCCGAGCAACGTGCATCGCTTCAAAACGCTGGAGCAGCAATTCCGCGACTGCACCTTGACTTTTATCGGTTCTAACTCTCCCGCGAACCTTGCCTCCCGCCCTGCGGGCTTGCTGGTCATGGACGAGACAGACAAGTTTGCCACGCCGAGCGACCGCGAAGCCGGGGCCGTCTCCTTGGCCGAGAACCGCACGAAAGCCTACACCAACGCCCTGCGGGTCAAATCCTCGACGCCGACCACCCCGGAGGGGGAAATCTGGCAAGCCTTCCAGCAAGGCGACCAGCGTTTCTTTTTCCTGCCCTGCCCGCATTGCGGAGCGATGCAGCGTCTGGTCTGGCAGCAAGTCAAGTGGGATACCAAGGCCCGCGCGGAAGACGGCGCATGGAACGAGGATGCCGTGCGCGCCTCGGCTTACTACGAGTGCGAGAAGTGCCAAGGCAAGATTACGGACGGACACAAAACGCGAATGCTCCGCGCCGGGGAGTGGAGGGCGAGCAACCCGAATGCCTCGCAGGGTCGCCGCAGCTATCACCTCAATTCGCTCTATGCCCCGTGGAGGTCGTGCGGCTTTGGCGAGCTTGCCGTGGTGTTCCTGCGCCAGAAAGCCTCCCTCTTGGGCTTGCAGGACTTTATCAATGGTGCGTTAGCCGAGCCATGGGTCGATGACGCAGACAAGGCCGAGGAGGTCAAGGCGAGCGCGAGTGATTACATGAGCGGCGACCGCTGGGAGGAGGCAGAGTTTTCCGCGATGACCGTGGACGTGCAAGATGCCGGGGGCCGTCACTTCTGGGCCGTCATCCGCGATTGGAGCAAGGACGGACGCTCGCGCGGTCGATGGGCGGGGCGCGTCGAAACTTGGGATGACCTTGAGCGCATCCGCGAAGAAAACGAAATCCGCCCGCCGTGCGTCTTCGTCGATTCCGCCTTCGCCTCGCGCGAAGTTTATTTCGCCTGCTGCCGCTTCGGCTATGTCGCGCTGCGCGGCAGCGACAACGAGAGTTTCACGTGGAACGACAACGGGCGCAAAGTGCAACGCGCTTACGCTCGCCCGGAGCGCGGCGATCCTGCGGGCGGCGGAAGATGGGACGCCGGGACGCTCGCGCGTCGAACGTGTCCGCTCATCAAGTTTTCCGCGCCAACGTGTGAAGACATCCTCGACGCACTACGCCGTGCCGATCCGGTGCGATGGGAGTTTCCGAAGGACTTCCCGCTTGATTGGCATGAACACATGGCAAGCACCGTGAAGAAGCGCACGCGCAACGCGATTACGGGCGCGGTCAAAGCGCAATGGGTCGTGGTGAAAGGCAGGCCAAACCACTTGAGGGACTGCGAGAAAATGCAGGTCGTAGCCGCCCTGCTCGCCAAGGTCTTAACTCCTGCCGCCGAGCGCCCCAAAGAGAAGGCGATCCCGTAAAGCGGTCATTTGCAGGGGTTTAGGGGGGTGAAAAAAAAGATAAAAAAAGGTGAATCTTTTTCTTTACAAAGGCAAGCGGTTGTCTTAACTTGTCCTTGTTATGAGAACACAGAACACAAAGACGGGCGCGGGGAACTCCACCGCCGTGCTTCAATACAAAGTGCGCAGCAAGATCAGTAATGCGTTTTGGGGTAGCACGGCAGACTTCACCAACCCGGCAAGTCTTTACCGCGAACAAGTCGGATTTTTCTTCAAAGAAGATGCCGCAAAATTGCTCAACAAGGCTGAGGTCGAATCGCTTTATCGCAGCTTCGATCCTTGCACGCTTGAACTCGTTGTTTGCTAACCGGAGGACGAACAATGACAACGACCAACACCGAAACCCTCGCATCCGTTAAATCCCGCCAAGTCATTTGGGTTGATTGGATGCAGAAGGCGACCGCAGGACTTTCCGACGATTCGCTTGTCGAAGTCACAACGCAGCGCACGCCGTTTGGCGACTACTGCCTCGGTATTAAGAAAGCGGAACCGCTCAAGATAGAAGGGGGATTTCAAGGATGACTTCCCTCCCGCCCTGCCACGCGCAGGGCGGCATGGGACGCCAGACGGCGAACCACGATCAGCGGCGGCAACCGCTGAAATAAAAAGAAAGAACACAGAACAATGATAAGCACACTCGAAACCATCGGATCGCTTAACCTCGATCCCGTCACCGCCGAACACGGTGCAACAACGGTCAGCAATCGCTATGGGTTCATCTCGACCCAGACGTTGCTGAATAACCTTGCAACCGAAGGATTCACCCCGCGCGCCGTGCAGGTCGCTCGCGTGAACAAGCAGGAACGTCAAGGCTTTCAAAAGCACATCGTTCGCTTGCAGCACCGCGACATGATGCCGATGCAGCTAAATGAGTTTCGGCCCGAAATCGTGCTGGTCAATTCGCACGATGCCAGCACGAGCCTCAAGCTGATGCTCGGTATGTTCCGCCTCGTTTGCACAAACGGCCTCGTCATTGGCGAGTCCGTCTTCTGCCATCGCTTCATTCACCGCGACATTAACGTCGAGAGCGTGAACGCGGCGGCGGTTAGCCTTACGCAAATGCTGCCGCAGCTTGAAGAGCGTGTAAGCGCAATGAAGGCCCACGCGATGACCCCGGCAGAGACGGATCGCTTCAATAAGCAAGCCGCCCTGCTTCGCTGGGATGACGAGCAGAAAGCCGCGCAAGCCGCTTACTATCTGGGCCGTGGCCGCAGATACGAAGACGGGCAAGACAACCTGTGGCACGCTTACAATCGTGTGCAGGAAAACATCATCAAAGGACGGCGCGGCAGTATTCGCAGGATTACAAGCGCGGCCAAGGATGTCGAAATCAACCGCGACCTCTGGAACCTCGCGGCGGGATTCCTCAACTAAGCAAGCACAGGCGGGGAGTCCGATCCTCCCCGCCGCCTTACTGCAATGAACATCTACGCCATCCATCAAACCGCCGCCACCTTCAACGCCAGCAACGACTACGATCTTGCCGCCGCGCTGAAGCTCACGGAAGTCCTCATCAGCCACGTTCACACCGTGCAACTGGCTCGCATCAAAGCCGCCGATCCGCAACTTGAGTTGCCTATCGGCTTAGACGAGGAGGCGGCATGACCTTCACCGAACAAACAGGCTTTCGCCGTAGCGGGCCGAATGCCATCTGCCAAGACCACGAAGCCCTGCTCGCCGTGCGCGAGTTTACCTTTGATTTGCAGGACGAAGATTTCGTCCGGTATTTTGAAGATCGCACCGGGGTTCGCATCACATGGTCGCCGCGCTGCGACTACGAGTTCCCCTTCGCCTGCTCCGACAAGGAATGGCAGCAAGTCTGCCGCGACATCATGGCAGACGAGGACACGCCGACCCGCATCCTGCGCGGCAAGCTGGAAGATGCGTGGGAGCTATGGCAGGCCGAGCTTGAGCGCGAGCGCGGCACACGCAAGGTCGAGCGGATGCGCGGCATCTTCCCGACCCGCGCGGTCAAGGCCACCAAGGCGGAAGCCGAGGCCGTTGCCCTTGCCGACCGCATGGAGCCGACGAACCTTGTGTTTGCCGAGTTCGACCGAGACGAGTATATCGTAACCGCCAGCCCCTACGCAGTATGAGCAAATCCACCGACATCAGCAAAGCCGCCGCCGCTCTTGGCCGCAAGGGCGGGGCGGCAGGCACAGGCAAGGCCAAGGCTCGCAGCAAGGCTCATTACTCCGCAGCGGGGAAAAAAAGCGGCGAGGTTCGCCGCCTCCGGGCGCTCCAGCGCAAGGGTAATAGCTAACGCGATTGCTCGCGAGCAAACACGCAGCAAAGAAAAAACGCACATGAATGTGTTTCAACGCCTTGCGGTTATCGCAATCGTATTCTCATGACCATCGCCCGCCTTAACGAAATTCAAGCCGCATGGATGGGCCTTTCGGGCAACGCACCGGAGGCAGATCAACGGCGGGTCTATGCCCTCATGCGCGAGTTGCCCCGCAGCTACATCAGCATCGACGCCAGCACGGGCGAGGCGGTGCCGATGATTCACGGCCAACCAACGTCGATCCCGCTGCCGCTGGAATACATCAAGCAGACGCACCCCGACTTGGCCGCGTTGGGCTTTGCGTGGCGCGCACCGGAATGGGTCGCCATTTGACGGATTCTTGACTTGTGGTAATCTCCGCGTCATGAGCCTACGTGCCGCCCGGAGTCGTGATAACCCACGACTCCAAACACGCTGACCCCGCTGACTACAACGAAGCATCCTGCGGCCCCGAACTACCACACGATACCGCCGAGGATGTTTTCCTCGACGCACGGCTTCGCGTCCCGCCACCGCCTTCGCTTGCCGCGCAAGTCGCGTTGCTAAATTGGTGGTCGCTGGAGGTCTTTCGCGCTTTCTGGAAGGACTACGAATCGCAAGAGGGCGGCGGTCATTCCAGCCGCACCTTCGGGGATGAGGCGGCGATCCGCCTGCTGCAAGCGTTGACCAACTCGCAGACACGGCAGACCGCGATGAAGGCGGAATGTTACTTGGCCGTCATCAACCGCAAACCGGAAAGCCAGACCGAGATTGCCAAAAAATACGGTGTGACCCGTGCTGCCGTCTCCAAGGTCATCGTTTCGATCAAGGACGATCTGCAACTTCCCACCGCGCGGCACATGAAGAGTGACACCGCCCGCGAGTCATACCGCGAAAGGGCTTTGCGGATTCACCAAATACGAAAAGACAAATTATGCAAAACACCGACGAACTCATTGTTCAACAAATTCTGGAACTCGATGTCCAGCAACTTGAAACCGCCGATGCCTGCGCCGAGCAACTAAAGCTCTCCGCCGCAGAGGCAAACAAGATGGCCGCTTCGGCGGTCGGCTACGGCCAGATGGCGATTCGCTACGCGCTAAAGTCGGGCGCTATTATGAATCGCGCTAAAGATATTATTCCGCACGGGGAGTTTATACCTTGGCTGCAAACGCAGGCCGAGCGCATGGAAATTACTGAGCGCACCGCTCAAAAATGGATGAAGCTGGCAAAAACGAACAACGGTTCGGATTTGATGGACGCTCATGACATCAAGACCATCACGGACGCCTATCGCGCCGCTGGCATCCTGCCCGAACCGGAGCCGAAGCAGGACGGAGGCGAAAGCGAGAAGGACAAGCCGCCCTTCACGCTGTCCTTCAAGTCGCAATACCATCATCCAAGCGAATGGAGCCGCGATGCAGCGCGAGATTTTCTCTACGAGTTCGACCGCTTGGCAAAACTGGCAATGCAACTCAAGACGGAGTTTGGCTTGTGAGCATTGAGCAATGGTCGTGCTTCTGGTTCGGCATGATGCTCGGCGTCATTCTTACGTCTGAAAAACTGAAAAGCTGGCTTTTCCAATGAGCGACACACCACTGACCGACAAAGCAGTTCTTGAAAGCATAGAAGCCGTTGTTCGCTTTGGGATAAAGGGCGGCGAGGCTGTCGTAGAGCAACAACTCGTAACAGCTAATTTTGCCCGCAAGCTGGAACGCGACATTTATGAGGCAGAGCGAGAAATCAAAGACCTAACCATCCGCGCGCAGTTAGCAGAAAAAGAGCGCAACGAGGCATTGGCTCAAATGTGCGAATTGTGCGGTCGCTTGAGTAATATCGCTGAAGACGCCGAGGCATGGCTGAACAGCGAAAACGACTTGCCATCTGTCGAAATGATTAAGGCCATCAGAGACTACGCAAAGGAATCTATCAAATGAACGACCAACCGCGCGGATCAATGACCATCCCGGTGCTGCTCTTTTGCTTTGCTGCCTTGGGATTTGTTTGGAGCGTCGAGGCGACTTGCAAGGTGATCATGCGATTGCTTGGGATGTAGCGATGGACAACAAGAAAGACGCAATCGAAGAACCAAAGCCAAAACGCGACTACGGCTGGGAGTGTCCGCGCTGCGGAAGGATTCATGCGCCTTGGTATCCAGCTTGCAACTGCGCCCCAAGCTGGAGCGCGATTAACTCCACGAAGTTTGAAATATCGCATCCAATAGGCCCGACCACAGGAGACCCATATCCTCCTACTACTTGGTCAAGCGCCTATGAGTCTTTTGGAACTTTGACTGCAACGGGCGAACCCTCACGCGATGCAGAGCGCCGATCTTCTAAGTCGGGGACGCTGGCTCGATCAACGTGAGTGCGTTGTGGTCAAAACTAAAGGTTCCGCTGCGCTGATAAAAGCCCTCGCGGCTTTTCGCAAGATAGGCGCGGCGGTCTGCGATTCTGAGACGCGGCTCGTCTGCGGGGTAGGAATAACGCATGGGGGTCACGGCGCAAGCTGTGGCCCCTTCCTTTGACAGACTTACAAAAGCATGGCGCGTTCCGACTTTTACGGCTTACCCGTTGCGACTCTTGAGGAGTTGCGCGACGAGTATGTTGCCGCGATCAAGGCCGTTGCCACTAACGGCGTCAGCTATTCCATCGGCGGTCGCAGCCTGTCCCGCGCCAATCTGACTGAGATGCGGAACACGCTTGGCGACATTCAAGCCGCGTTGACCCGCGCCTCTGGCACTCGCCGCCGCACGCTTTACGCTGACTTCTCTGGCGTCCGCTCATGAATCTGATCGACCAGACTATTGCCCTATTTAGCCCCCGCACGGCCCTGCGCCGGGAGGTTGCACGACAAAAGCTGACTGTCTTCGGACGATTCGACGCAGCCAAAGTCACACGCGCCCGCCCGCAGCCGCGCCACAATATGCCCGCCGAGGAAATCGGGGGGACCACCGAGCGCATCCGGTTAATGAATCGGGCGCGCGACTTGGACGATAACTTCTCGACCGTCAGAGCAATCTTGACGCATTTCGTCGTTCATGTGGCGGGCAGCTTGGCCTACCAAGCACGCACCGGGGACTCAGCCCTCGACCAAGACGTTGAGGCGTATCTGAATCGCTGGTTCACCGATTGCGACATCACCGGACGGCACTCGCTCCTTTGCCTTACGCAACTGGTCTTTCGCTCGGTCATGGTGGACGGAGATTGCGGGGTCATCATCGTGCGCGATGGCGATGACCTCAAACTTCAGACCGTAACCGCCGACCGCATCGGCAGAGACATCGACCTCGACCTCAACGACACGGCCTACATCGGCGGCGTGCTGATCGACCCGCGCGGGCGTCCGGTCAAATATCGCGTATATACCCGCGACCGCTCCGGGCGCTATCTGCAATTTGAGGAAATCGACGCGGAGAACTTCTGTCACGTTTCCAACTTTACCCGCACCGACGAATATCGGGGCCGCTCGGTCCTCGCTCCGATCCTTAATGACGCGCAAGACGTTGCCGACCTTATCGACTACGAGAAATTGGCGGCGAGATGGGCCAGCGCGCAGGCGGGAATCATCACCACGGAATACGGGGCCGATGAAGAAATGGCCTCCGTCCTGCGCGGCGAGCGCGACCAATTCGGCAACGACATCAAACTAACCGCTTTGGAACCGGGGCGCATCAACTACCTCAACACCGGGGAGCAGATGCAAGTATTCAGCAACAGCAACCGCCCCGCGCAAGCCTTCGCCAACTTCGTCCGCTACTTAGAAGATCGGATGTGCCGCGCCCTTGGCACTTCCGCGCGCGTAGTCCTCGACCGCTCCAGCGCGGGACCGGAAGCCCGCAAAGACCTTCGCCAAGCCGAGCGCACCTTTGCCTATTGGCGCTACCAGCTTGAGGCGCAATTCCTCAACAAAGTGGTTCGCCTCGCCCTTATGGATGCCGCTGCCAAGCGCATCCTGCCCAACCGCCCCGAAGTTGCCCTTGGTCAATGGCAGTGGCCGGGAAGCGTCAGCATTGACGCAGGGAGGGACGCAAGGGCCGACATTGAACTGTGGCGCATGGGTCTTACCACCGCAGCCGAGCTTTACGGTCAAGCGGGTCACGATTGGCAGGCAAGCATCCGGCAGCGGGCCAAGGAAGCGGCATACATCAACGAACTTGCCGAGGAAATGGAAGTCTTCCCCGAACAAATCAGCGCAGGCGTCGAGAGTGTTGCTACCGATCCGAACGCCGCCCCGGTGGAGTCGCCCGTGCAGGCCGAGCCGAAAATCGAAGAAGCCTTCAGCGTCCCCGGCAAATACGCGCACATCAACTTCAAGCCAACTTCCGCGATGGCCGCAGAAGCCAAGCGCGGCCTTGCCCTGCGTGAAGAACACGGGCGCGGCGGCACGGAAGTCGGAGTTGCCCGCGCGCGTGACCTATCCAACCGCACGAACCTTTCGCCCGATACGGTCAAGCGGATGCACAGCTATTTCGCCCGTCACGAAGTCGATAAGAAAGGCAAGGGCTTTAGCCCCGGCGAGGACGGCTATCCGAGCGCGGGCAAGATTGCTTGGCTCCTGTGGGGCGGCGACTCCGGGCAGTCGTGGGCCAGCGCGCGAGTCGCGCAGATCAACGCAGCCGACAAGCGATGAACAAGTGGGCCAAAGAGCAGCTTGCCAAGCTCGCCGCCGAGGGCGAGGCGCTTAAAGTCCCCAAGCCCGGAGGGGAGAAAAAAAGCAAATACATGAGGCGTTGCATGAGCGATGCCTACATGAAGCGCAAATTTCCTCGCCTCGACCAACGGGTTGCGGTGTGCCTCACGACATGGGGCGACTAATTTAAACGGGGGCGTTGCTTCGACCGACTCTGCGGAGTCTGGCACGGGGGCGAAAGCCCCCCGCCTCCACCCCTTTTGACAGTCACCGCTTGGCATGACCAAGACTGACTTTGCCGCCTTGATGGGCGAGATCGACACCGACAACGCAATCATCCGGGGCGTTTCCGTCATCACCGTTGGCGAAGCCAAAGGCCACGGGATGCAAGTGGACGAGGAAACCCTGCAACAAGTCAAAGCCGCTGCCGAGACTTACAGCGGCGGACTCAAAGTGAAGACCGACCATTTCAGCGGATTCAACCAGATTGTCGGCACGTTGAAGAACTTCGTCATTGATGGCGACCAACTCCGCGCTGACCTCTACTTGCTCAAGGCACATGACGCCACCGAGCGCATCTTGGAGATGGCGCAACTCATGCCCGACACGTTTGGCCTTTCGATCAGCTTCTCCGGTTCTCACGAAGAAGTTGGCGAGACGATGTTCGCTCGCTGCAATGAGATTTATTCCGCCGATCTAGTCGATGCGCCAGCCGCGAATCCGACCGGACTCTTTAGCGTCAAGGTTGACAGCGAGAAAAAGGTCATGGACGAAAAGCAATTTTCCGAGGCTATCGCAGCCGCCCTTGCCCCGATCAACGAACGTCTCTCCGCTTTTGAGGCTTTCATCGGTGAGGCAACGACCAAGTTTGAAGCTCTTGCAATGAAACCGGAGATCGAAGTCGAGATCACCCCGGAGGACGAATCCAAAGAGGACGAGAGCGAAGACATGAGCGCGAAGCTCGCCGCCGAGTTGGCCGAAGTCAAAGCCCTCGTCGCTAACTTTGGCGCAAAGCCTGTCGCCGCCCCGGTTGCCGTCGAAGCTCCCAAAGCCGACGAACCGAAAGTCCCGACCAATTTCTCCGAAGCACTTGAAGTCGTGAAGGCTGAAGGTCTGAGCGGTTCCGCCGCGACCCGCGCCGTCATCGCCCGCTTCCCCGATTTCTACCTCGCTGCCCGCAGCGAAGGCATCCGCACTCTCTAACCTAATCAAACACTATGGCATCCCAAGTTGACTCCACTAATCGCTCGTTCGTCGCTACCAGCGCGATCAGCGCGTTCCGTCTCGTCAAGATCGACTCGACGGAGAATCAAGTTGTGGCCGCGACAAACGGCGCAGCTATCGGCATGACGCAGGAGGACGCTTCGGCGGCTCAGACTGTGAACGTGAAACTTTTCAATCCCACCTACCTCGCCACCGTTTCGGGCGCGGGCGTTGCTGTTGGCGCAGTCGTTCACGCGATTGCCGATGGCAAAGTTGCCTCCGCTGGCGGCGTGACCGTGGGCTACGCGATCAACGCTGGCACGACCAACGATGTGGTCGAGATTGCCGTCCCGCTCAAGAGCTTCTAACCGCTAACCGACTACTACTATGGCATACACCAATTCCAACGCCCTTCCCCGCGCGGAAATCTCGCAAGCCGTTTTTGAGGCGCAGAGCAATTCCAACGCTCTCCCCTTCATCGGCCTTGAGGTTCTTCCGATCCTCTCCGTTCCTGCTCGCTCCGGTGAGTATGTGAAAATCGAAGTCGGCGGCGGCGAAACCTTCAACAGCGATCACCTCAAGACCGCTCCGGGCGCTGACCGCTCCCGCGTCACCCGCCGTTTCACCACGGACAACTACGCCACCACCTCTTACGAGTTGGAGGAGTTGCTCCCGGATGAGTCGAGCGCAGACCTTGGCCGTTACTTCGATGTCGAAGTCTCGTCCGCGACCTTCCTCAACAACTCGCTTCTGATCGGTCACGAGCAGCGCGTTGCCGACCTTCTTTTCGGCAGCGGCATCTCGGCCATCTCGGCTGCGGCGGCTTACACCGCTGGCGCGGCTGCGAACATCGACATCGCCAAAGACGTTGATGACGCGATGGTTGAACTGGCGAAGAAGAACGTCACCGCCGACACGATCATCTTGAGTCTTCCGGTGTTCAACAGGATTCGCCGCTCGACCAAGTTGCTCGACAACATCTTCGGCCCGACCAAGGTTGCCGCTCGCCCTGCCTCCGCGCAGGAAGTGGCGGAAGCCTTGAACGTGTCGCGTGTCCTCATTGGCCGCGCTGCGAAGAATGGCGCGAAGAAGGGTCAGAGCTACTCTGGCAGCTTCATCTGGGGCAATAACAAGATCATCTTGGCTCGCCTTGGCGCGGGTGAGTTCACCGCTGGCGGTCTTGGCCGCACGCTCCTCTGGTCGGAAGATTCCGCCTCGCCCTTGGTGACGGAAACCTACCGCGACGAGGCTCGCCGCTCAAACGTGATTCGCTGCCGCCACAACACAAGCGAGAAACTGATCGACGCAAGCTGCGCCATCGGGATCGACACCTCCTACGCCTAAGAATCTGTTCTGGTTCGTTGTCACTGAAGCCCCGGCGAAAGCCGGGGTTTCTGCTTTTTGACAGACGCCATCGGGCAGATGAAAATTGCTGTCTGCCTTATCGCAGGCAACGAGGAGCCGGTGATCGACCGCGCCCTCGACGCCGCATTTAGCGTTACCGACACCGTTGTTGTAGTCCGCGCCATCGGAGGCCAGACACCCGACCCGACCCTCGACATTGCCCGCGAGCGCGGTTGCATCACCGGGGAATACTTCAATAGTCCCGCCACGGCGTCATGGCCCTTTGTGGATGACTTCGCCGCCGCCCGCAACGAAGCCTTCCGGCTGGGGGCCAAGACGGGCGCGGATTGGCTCATGTGGATGGATTGCGACGACACCCTGCCGCCCGGAACAGGGGAGGCCATCCGCAAAGCCTGCGAGGACACGGCAGAGGATTGGATCTTGGCCGAGTATGTCCTCCCCAACCACAGCAAGACCGTCTGGCGCGAGCGCCTATTCCGCACCGGAACGGCGGCATGGTTTCACGGCGTCCATGAAAAGTGCGTTCCCGTAGCGACTGATGACCGCGACTCGCTCAAGGTGCGCGTGCGCCGGGATATTAAGGTTGTCCATGAGCCGATTAGCGGCAAAAGCGGCTCACAGGAGCGCAACATCAACATTCTGCGCTGGCGATACCAAGAGGCGCAGCACTTGGCCTTTTACCTTCATTACGAGTATTACTTGCTCGGCAAGCGCGAGGAGGCCGTGCGCTACGGCTTAGAAGCCCTGCGGATGGACGCCCTCGACGGCGTTTACCGCTACGAGGTCATGCTCAACCTTGCCTTGCTCGCAGGGGAGAACGCGCACGGGCAAGACCTTTGCCAGCGCGCCATCAAGCTCTGTCCGCAACGCCGCGAGGCGCACAACATCCTTGCCCTCCTGCAAATGGACGCAGGGCAGGCCGAGGATGCCTTAAAGACCGCCGAGCATACGCTGACCATCCCTTGCCCCAAGATACCGGAGTGGACGCACCGCCCGGACGTTTACGGCTGGAAGGGTTACGCAACGCTGGCATGGGCGCATCGTCTGGCAGACAACGAAGACAAGGCGCGGGAGATCGAAGGCAAGATGTTGGAAGATGGCGGCAAGCCCCGCATCTCGCTCCTGCACGCCACCCGTGGCCGCTGGTCGCAGGCCATTGCCGCGATGAATATGTGGATGGCGCGGGCGGAGAACCCGATGGCCGTGGAGCATATCTTCGCTATCGACGCCGACGACGAAGAATCCCGCGACAAGCTGCGGCGATTCCGCTGCACAATCTCCGCACAGGGCGGCTACTCGGTGCAGGCGTGGAACGTGGCCGCGCTGGCATCGACGGGCGATGTGTTGGTGCAGATTGCCGATGACTTTGAGCCGCCTCCGGGCTGGGATCGGCAAATCCTCGACGCACTTGGCGGCGACATCTTTGCGCCTCGCGTCCTGCGCGTATCGGACGGCAACCGCACCGATGGCCTACTCACTTGCGCCATCGTCACACGCCGCTGGCATGAGGCGCACGGATTGTTCCACGGGGAATATCGCAACGTCTATTCCGACAACGATCTGACCGCGACCGCAACCAAGGCGAACGCAATCACGGACGCCCCGCAAATCGTCATTCGCCACCATCATCCGTTCTTCAACGATAAGATGAAAATGGACGCAACCTACGAGCGCGGCAACGACCCCGCCGAATATGCCCGCGCCAAAGCACTATATGCAAAAAGACATCCCGAACTGGTTTGATTATCCCGCGCTTTACGCCGATCTGGCTGCGCGGATTCCCGATGGCGCTACGTTTGTCGAAGTCGGGGCATGGGTCGGTCATTCCATTTCATTCTTCGCGCAGGAGGTGAAACGCCACGGGAAGAAATGTCGCATTGTCGCCGTCGATACCTTCCGGGGTGAGCCGGGGGATGCCTTGCAAGAGAACACCGCAGCGGCAGGGGGCGGCACGTTTCGCGCCTTGTTCGACGCTACGCTGGCCGAGGCAGGCGTTACGGATATGGTCGAGGTCATCGAAGGCGACAGCGCGGACTCCGCAAAGCACTTTGCCGATGGTAGCGCGTGGGGAGTTTTTATCGACGCCGATCACGCGATCGAATCCGTGCGCCGGGACATTGCCGCATGGCTTCCCAAAGTTGCCGAGGGTGGGGTGCTGGCGGGTCACGACATCGACGCGCCTTCCGTAGCCGCCGCCGTCAATATGCCGCACGCTGTTTGCGGTCGCTGCTGGGTAAAACTATGAGGCGCGCACCAACACCCGCCCTGTCCGTTCTTATCCCGACTATCACGGAGCGCGAGGCCGAGGCCAATGCGCTGTTTCGCTCATTGGAAAAACGAGTCAAGGGTTTGCCCGTCGAGATATTGATGATGCGGGAGAACCTTCTGTGCGGCATAGGCGAGGCCCGCAACAAGCTCTTGCGAGCGGCAGGCGGCAAATACATCACGTTTTTGGACGATGATGACTTGCTGCTGGAAGGCTACTTTGAACTCGTCCTGCAAAACATCGACGCCGACAAGGACGTTATCACCTTCGATCAGTGGGCCGTTGTCGATGGCGACGAGGGAAGGATCAACTGTCGCCTTGGGCATGAGATGGAACCGTTTCGCCCCGGAGGAGTGACCAAGCGCCCGCCGTGGTTTTGGTGCGTCTGGCGGCGAGAGTTGGCTTGTGCCTATGCCGTGCCGCAAGTCCGCCGCAACGAGGACATCCTTTGGCTGCGACATCTTTGGATGGAGGCCGAAGCAGAAGCGCACATCCCGCAAGTCCTTCACCGTTACCAATTCGACAGCACTAAAACCACGCTTCAGAAGCCATTGACAGAAGCGCAGTAACATGGCCTTGGACACTGCGCGGCTTGCCGTCGAGCTTGATTCTATTATCGCGGACCTTCCCGCGAGCGTGTCCTTTGGCGACGAAACCTTCAGTGCCGCCGTTACGACTTCCACGGTGGGGGCCGATATAAACGAGGGGGGCTTTTTACCCGCCCGCGACATCGGCTTGCACGTTCGCTCAACCACCGTGACCCGCACGGTCAAGGTCGGCAGCAAGCTAACCGTGACCTCCGCAGGCGTCACGACCACTTACCGCGTCATCACCGTCGAGCGTTCGCATGACGGAAACGAACTCATCTTCTCATGCCAGAGTCACCGTCGATAAGCTACCGCAGCATCCAACGCCGCGCCCCGGAGCCGCTGGAAGAAGCGGTCGAAAAGGCGGTCTTGGATATGCTCGCCTTCAACCTTCGGGCCTACGGGATGCCCGAAGTCATGGTGCGCCGTGCCGATGTCGGCACCGACCTTGAGCTTCCCGCCGTTGTCGTTCGCGCCACCCGCGTCCGCGAGTCGATCCCGGCAGGGGACGTTTACGAGTTGGACGTTGCCGTTTCCGCGATGACCTTGATGGACCGCCTCAACGATGGCGACCCGTCCCCGGAGGAATACACCGACCGTCTGTGGTCGAACCTTGTCGCCGTCTTGGAAGACCCGCAGCTTTTCGCCGTCCTTTCCGATTCCCGTTCCGCCGTCCGCTGGCATGGCCTTACGCGGCAGGCAGGCGTCGAGAATAGCCGCGCCGAGCGGCACGCCATCCGCACCCTGCGCTTTACGGTTCACGTTTCGCGTCTCGCGTAGAGGTTGACAGAGGCGGCAAGGCATGGCCGCTACTACTGTTTCTTCTTCCGCCGCCGCATCGGTGGTCTTCGGTTGCACCGCTGAAACCGGAATTCTGATTCAAACCTTTAGCCGCGAAGTGACGCGCGAGAAGGCTGAAATCATGGACAATGACGGAGACGTTGTTGCCGTTTCGTATTACAAGCCGACCGCTTCGATCTCCATCGAAGGCGCAGTCAATGGCACTACGGGCGTGGCCGCTGCGGCCCCCGGCGTGGCCCTTTCGCTCAACAGCACGACTTCGGGCAACGGCATCACGGGCGGTTCGATCATTGTCGATTCCGTGAGCCGCGAGGAAACCAGCGAAGGCTTCGCCACGTTCAGCGTGTCGGCCACGCAGTATCCGAGCCTCTAATTAAATTTCACGCGGGCGGCGGGCGCGTAATCCCGCCGCACTAAATACGAAATGCAGGAAGAAATCGCCAAGAATGACGAGGTATTTTTAACCTCAAACACGCGCCTTGCTACGGCGCTTTTGTGCCTCGGCCACACCCTGCGCCGTCCTCCTGTTACCCGACAAGTTCGCCGCGATGGCCGCACTATCGTCACGTTCCTTTTTAACCCCGCCACCGAAGGCGCGGTCGATACTTGCGGCAAGCTGGCCGCGCAATGGATGCGGCTGGAAGAAGCCGACCCCGGCGATCAGACACCCGACGAACTGCGCGCGCGCTGTAAATGGCTCAAGACATTAGCCGATAGCGACGATGCGCTGGAATTTGCCTACGCAAACGCAGGCTGGCGGGACGTTGCCCTTGCCATCGTTAAATCGACGCCGCGCATGGTCGAGATTACCGCGAGCGAAGGCTTTGGCTTTATCCGCGAGGACGCCAGCCCCGACGAAATCCGAAAAATGGAGAACTACCTATGAGCGATACGATGACCGACGAGGAAATTTTGGAAGCAACGCCTGCCCGAAGCGATCTTTTGAAGACCGCTGCGCTGGTCAAGGGCCGCAAACTCGGCCCCTTGACCGTGCGCCCGATGACGGCGGAAACTCTTTCCTATCTCTTTGAGTGCGAAAACCTGTTCATTCGCGGCATGAAGGGCGAGCGGGTTGCCCCCGCCAACGCGAACGCCGTGTGGTCAACCGCCGAGTTTATCTACATCCACGCCGCCGATGCCGACGAGGTTGCCGATAATATCTGGGACAAAGCCGCGCTAAAGAAAGGCGTGCGCGAGTTCTTGGCGGGACCGCTCAACGATCCGCAAGTGCTGGCCGATGCCCTGCCGCTGATCGAAGCGATGGTCGCGGAATACTTTGCCGCGCAGACGCAGGCCAAGGCGCAAAAGGGGACGCTCAAGGAACTAAAAGCGGGAAAAGCATCCGCCCGTCTTGGCAAGCCAGCTACGTCTCGCTAATCGCCTCAAAGACGGGCTGGAGCTACGATTACATCCTGCGCCAGCTACCCGTCGCGGTCGGGATGCAAATGATCCTGTGGCACGACACGGCCAACGGCAGGCCCGTAAAGTGGGCCGTCAATATGCGCGGGGCATCCGGGGGTGTGGACATCGCAAGCCAGATGAAACAAACCCTCTCACAAGCTACAGACGATGAAGATTACGGCGGTCACTGACGCAAACAAGCTCCGCAAGCGCATGGAGGAGTTCCGCCAGATCACGGGCAAGGAGATCGGGGAATCGCTCAAGGCTCATGCGCGGCTGGCCTGCATGAACTTGATGTTCCGCACGCAGCCCTTTGGCAATGATGCCGGGGCCGAGGCGGCGGGGTTGTCTGCAACAAGCAAGGACATCGACAAGGTTTATTATCGCCAAGACAGCGAAGCCCTACACGGCCAAGTCAGCAACATTGCAATCCGCTGGTATGAGGCGAAAGAAGCGCGCAACACCGAACGGGAAGCCAAGGCACTGCGCGAGCGCCGTTTCTCCGATGTTAAGCCGCGCAAGAGCAAGAGTGACCGCATCCGCGACTTTCGGGCGCGGTTTAAGAACTACCAAGACAGCGGCAACACGACCGCCATTGGCGACATCGTGAAGGACATGAAGTTTAAGAACGTCCTGTTTGATACCTTCGACCCCAGCTACCACAAGCGCAGTCGTGACCCGAAGACCGGACGGGTCAAGGGCAAGGTCGAGCGCGTCCTCGTCCTCGGCGCGGATAGCGAACTCAACGACTACTACAATAAAAAGATGGACTTGGTCGGCTTTAGCAAGGCGGGCTGGGTTAAGTGTGCCGAGGCCATCCCGATCAAGGGCAGGGTAAGCAGCAACACGCGGGAAGCCCCGGCATGGGTCAAGCGCAACTTGGGGCGGGCGATGGGCGGCATCCAGAACAACGCCGACAACAACGAGAAAAACCCGAACGTGGTGATGACCAACGCAACCCCGTGGGCCTCGCAGATCATCCCGCCCAAAGAGGCGCAGAAGGCTTTGGACGATGCCGCCAAGAATTACCAGACCTACATGACCACCTACATTGCCGAGACGCTAAAGAAGCAGCGGTTGGCACGGAGCGCATAAGAAACACATGGCGGAAAGCGTAACAAAGTTCGGAGCTATCGACGAGAGCTTCAGCAAAACCATCTCCACGATGGAGGGGCGGTTGCAGGGGTTCAATGGCGCTATTGAAACAACCAGTAGCAGGACCTTTGCTTCCAGTGCCGCTTTTGCCGCCGCAACCGTTGCCATCACAGCAATGGCCTCCGCTGCTGCTGCCGCCGCCGGATTTGCAACATCTCTGCGAACGGCAATGGACTTTGCCGATAAAATACAAGACCTCAGCAACCGAACCGGGGAAACCAAAGAGCGTCTGGTTGTTTTGCAACGCGCTTTTGAAAACACGGGGGCAGCGGCCAGCGATGTCGGGCCAGCTTTGGCCAAGCTGCAAGGCTTAATTGGTGCGGCTGGCGAGGGTAGCGAAAAAGCAAAAGATAAACTCGCCAAGCTTGGCCTTTCATTCCAAGACCTTAAAGACATGTCGCCAGCCGTTCAACTGATGAACGTCTTAGATGGAATTAATCGCATTCCGGACCCATCGGAGCGAGCAAGGAGGGCAATAGACACATTTGGTCAATCTCTCGGTCCGAAATTGATTCCGCTAATCAAAGACTTCGACGGAGAAATTGAAAAAGCGGTCGGTCAACTTGGCAGCTTTCACGGAGCGGTAGAAACATACGGCAAGAGCTTGGCCGACTTGCAAGATGTCCTGCAAAACATCGGCAACAAGTTTCTTGAGTTTTCAATGGGACTTACTGGTCCGGTTGCAGAATCTTTGCTGAAAGCCCTTGAGCCTATTCAAAATTTTGATGCAACGCAGCTTGGCTTGAAACTTGGCGAAGCCGTCAATGATGCGCTTAACGTGCTGATGACTTTTGTTGAAAACGCAAAAAGCGTTCTTTCTGGAATATGGGACGGAATGAGCGGAACCGTGAAGGCCGCGCTTGAAGAAATTGCCGAGGCTTTTAACGCCCTCGGAGAAGTTGTTCAGCCATACGTTGACCGGATCAGCGAGCATTTCCGCAATCTCGACTACCCCGCCATTGGTAGAAAAATTGGAGAGCAATTCGCCTATGCCCTGGAAGTGGCGCGCGGATTGCTTGAAGATCCCGCAGCCATCTTTGGACTCTACAGCAAGTATCTCGACTTTACTTTCCGTAAAGCGGCGGACGATCTGCTGTCATTGTTCGTTACCGCTCTGGAAGCAGTGGGTCGATTTCTTCTGTCCATGCTCGGCGGCGAGTTTTGGAACGGAATTGCCAAAATATTTGCCAATTCGCTAATCCTCGGGATTGCCGAAATAAACCTGAAATTTATCGGAATGGTTGAGAATGTAATGCGCTTTTTCGCGCGCATCTGGGATGTCGTAACAGGCGAGGGGGTCAGCGGATTTGCGGGGCGCTTGTTTAATCTCATCACAAGTTTTGGTTCCGACTTCCTCAAGGCAATAACCAATCCGCTGGGATTTATCACAGGAAAACTGGCTTCCGCGCTCATGGACGGGACAAAGCAAGGCGCAGACGCTTATCAAATCAACTTTGACCGAGCCACTGGGGGAATTATCGCGCAAACCCGCGCAGGCTTGGAAGGATTGGGTCAGACTGCCTCGCGCAATATGGCCGAGGGTTTTGGACAAGTGACAAGCGCCTTGACGCGGGGAGTGGGCGATGCCGTTACACAAACCGAAGGATTTAAAAGCAATCTTTTTGGCAGCGCCGAAGCGGGCGAGCGCCTTAAAAAGTCAACCGACCAATTGGCCGACAACGGACGCGCCTTGCTTGGCTCAACACAAGAGGCGCGCACGAACATTGAAGCGTCCCGCTTGGAAGCGCAAATCACGGCAGATATTTACACTGGCAACGGCGGAATCGTGCAGTCTCTGAATCAAGCCGCTGCAACAACTTCCGCAGCCAGCGAGCAAATCGTAACCGCTTACAACAACGTGGCGACCACCGGACAACAGTTTAACACAAGCGCGCAATCGGCTGGCACTCAGTTCAAAACGCAAGCCGTCGATGCGGGCAAAGGATTCTCCCAACAAGTTCAGCAAGCGATGCGCGATTTCACCAGCGCAACGCGCGGCCTTGCCACCGAGCGCACCTTGCTCGGCGTGGTTAGCCAACTGCAACTTCTTAACCGCAAGCTCCCGCAGCCCGTCTTGATCTAACGCTATGGCTTCTATCACACGCGCCCGATTCGACTTGATCAACGGGGGATTGGCGCGCATTAACGACGAGGTGACAGTCAATAAAGAAGGGCTGTTGACGTATACGGCAGAGTATGTGTGCCTTGAGGTTTTCGCGGCAAGTCACGCATCAACTTTCTTGACGGGAGCACAGCCCCCTTTTCCGCTGTCGTCTAAACTTCAATTTGCCGCTGGATTAGACAACACTCCAACGCTGACGGATTCGTCCCGCCGCACAGAAAACGGACTAGCGTTTTTCTCGGCGACTTACATCGCCGCCGCCAGAAGCGCTCCGCAAGCCGGAACAAACAACATTGCCAATGTCTCGCCAGCATTGGCGGGGCTTGGATTGGAAAATCTCGCACCAGAAAGCACTGCCACAATAACAACGGAAGAACGATCCTTTTCCGGTCGCTACGAAGACGTTTTGGGCCAAACCAGAGACTATCAGTTTGATTACACTGCGACAAGCATCACGGTGGAAAATATAAACGGCGGCGCGCCGTCATTTGAGTTTCCTTCGTCCAACCGCCTCGTGTCGATACCCTTTAACTTTACGTTTGTAGGGGGCGACACTGTCTCGTTCATAAACTTAAGGAAAGGCGACTATAAGGCAGACATTATTTATTCAACGAGAGCAACGTATTCAAGCGCCGGTAAATACTCTGTTGCAGAGACTGCAACTGGCGTCTACGTGTCGGCATGAATCTGGTCCGCTTTACACCCCAGCGAGGCGCGACTCGTATTTCCGCGCAACAGTTGGACTTTAACTTTACGCGCCTGACGCCAATTAACCCCGGCGGCAACAACGCGAAATACAAAGTAGTGCAAACGCCGAACGGATGGTTTCTCGACATCCGCAGCGCGGACGATTTGCCCGCCCGCCCGCAATCTGGGACTTTTGTTTTGGGCTGCGTAAATGGCTTCCTTGAGTGGATCGCCACCGAATCTTGCGACACTTGAACCGTGGCAACGATCAAACTTCAAAACGGCAATGTGGTGCTGCAAGACGGCAAGGTATCTTGCGAGTGTTGCGATATTGATATAAACGCGGATTATGCGTTTGCCAACCCGGAAGATTGCGACTGCGAGACGGCTGTATGCTACTCATCAACAAATCCGCCGCCGTATGAATTAAACATTGCAGGAACGGTTTACGAAAATCGCGCCCCCATAATCAACGGGGCACAACAGCGGTTTCAAGTAGGGCGGCAAATCGGCAGATATATAGACGGAGGCTCTCTTTTTGCTATTACAGGGGGAACGGGGCCGTATCGGTTGCCGAATGGTGCTAACACATACAGTGGATGGGTGAACGTAGTGTCGAGTCCTGCGGTTGTCCGCATTACGGGCAATATCGGAGGAGACATGGAAATATGGCACGTTAGGTTCGACAACACAATAAACGGCATCGTGCCGTATGAATACCCGCTTAATTGGGAAAATAATTTCGAGCTAAGAGGAGTTGTTCCGGACGAAGGCGAATACCCATGTGGCGTTTGCTCAACGCCACGAAACGGGCCACGACCCGTGGACTACAGTTTCGTTTTGTGGCCGTTTACTTGGTTTAGTATCAATTTAATAAGTTACCTTGAATGCGCTCCGTGGGCGCAACTGAGACTGCAAAGAGTTGGACCATATACCCCGCCGTGATCTGCGTCCCTGAATCCGCCATCCGCGAAAAAGCCAAGAAACTGCCGTTGGCCTACGTTGCCGACTGCCAAGCCGCTTCGACCCCAAACGAAATAGGGGAGTGGTGCTTTGAGCTACAAGTCTACGCGGACCTTGCCAACCGCTACGCCAAGTATGCCTTGAGCGAGGCCGACCCCTACCGGACCCGCATTTCGGGCTGCTGTGATAGGGCAGATCAATACTGACGCACCGCCCCTTTGACATCCTGCCCGCCGCAGGATGGCCCTGCAACCTCGGCGCATATTCTTAGACGTTCAAAATCGGGCTTTCATCAATAGCCCGACCTCAACGCTGCCCTCAACGGCCCCGGTCTGCATCCGCGAGGATGTCGAGTCCGTCGAAATCTACGCCGTCCGACCCGTCAACGACAGTTTTTCGCCCTACTCGTTTGTCGATCTTTCGGGGGCTACCGTGCGGCTAGGGGTCGGCGCTGTTAGCCCTGCCGCCCTACAAACGTCTTGGACGGCGATGGCGACCACCGTGACGACAACGGAAGCCAAAATCCAAGACGGAGGATATGGCGGGCTGCTTGACGAAGAGCAGTCTATGACTTTTAGCGGGGCAACTCCGGTAAGCGGAACCTTTGCTCTGTCCTTTGTTTATCGCGACATCACGGCAAACACAACCAACGGATCGACCATTTACACCGCAGCACACCACGGACTCTACGATGGCCGCACCGTGACGATTGGCGGGCAGGATTACACGGTCATCAACAGCGGTCAAAGCTCTTTTCAAATAGCCAACATTGGCTCAACAACGGCCATCACGGCGGGGGCAACAGCATCGGCAACGGTTAGCGTGCCAAGCATCAACACGCAACCGATAGCTTACAACGCTTCGGTGTCGCAAATTCAGCAGGCCATTGTAAATGCTGGTTTCGTCATTAACGGACTGCCGCAAATTCTTGTCAGCGGAGAAAATGGCAAGCAGTTGCGGTTTCGATTCACGGGACGCAGCGGCAGGAGGTCTTACTCGTTGATAAATGTGATCAACTCCTCTCTTGTTGGCGCGCCCGGAGTCACGGCAAACATCTCCTACAATACGCAGGAAATAGCCGCTCTGATTGCCGCAGGCACGACCAACGTCACAATGGAAATCGAGATTTCCGAAGGAGCCGTGCGCCAAACCTTCCGTCAAGCGGCGAGCCTTTCGGGCGATTTAATTACTTCAAGCTCGCCATCGCCGCTGCCAGCCGTAACCGCAGCGACCAGCTTCGGGCTGCAAAGTCCGGACGGCACGACCTTCATTGTTTCGGTGACAAATGGAGGAGAACTGTTGATAGCCGAACAATAACATGAAACTGCTTCTTGCCATTTTGCTTACAGTGAGCGGCTGCGCTTACGCTCAGACCAATTACACTGTTGTTTCCGACCTCAATCGCGTAATCCGAACAAACTTTACCATCGGAAACGCGCAAGTTACCGGATTGTCGGCACTGTTTGATGCGAAGCTGTCCACAAACGGCAACGGCTCGGCGCTAACCAATATCACCGGAGCCAACGTGGTTGGAACCGTGGCAACGGCTTCCAACATCACCAGCATCCTTGCTATTTCAAATGGCGGCACGGGTTCGCAGAATGCCAGCAACGCGCGCACGGCGCTTGGCCTCGGCACGGCGGCAACCAATGCGGCCACGGCGTTTCAACCTGCCAGCGCGGCCCTGACAAATCTTTCCGCAAACAATGGTGGCTCGCTGACAAATCTTAACGCGCAAAACTTCCTTCCGAGCTACTCAAACAACGCGCTCAAAGTCTTGGCCGTTGCCAGCAATGGAACAAACATCGAATGGACCGCGATTAGCAACACGGTCACGGACGGCGCAAGCATCACAAACCTTGCACTTAGCAACACGGTCGGCACGTTGAGCGTGAGTCGTGGCGGCACGGGCGCAACCAATGCTGTCGATGCTCGCACTAATTTGCTCCCGGCCTTCACCAACAACGCGGGCAAAGTCTTGGCCTTAAACACCAACGCAACAGATGTTGAGTGGATTACGATCACAAACACGGGCGGCGGATCAACAAACGGAGTGACCAGCGTTAATGTTTCGGGGGGTTCTACGGGACTCACGGCTTCGGGCGGGCCGATTACCAACAGCGGCACAATCACGCTCGGCGGAACGCTTGCGATTGCGGCGGGCGGCACGGGTCAGACAAATGCGGCAGCGGCCATCGAGGCACTGCTTCCCGCTTTTACCAACAACGCGGGCAAGGTTCTTGGCCTCGACACCAACCTTGCGCTGACTTGGACAACAAACGCTGGCGGCGGGTCGGGAACCGTAACGAGCGTTGATGCTTCGGGCGGCTCAACGGGCATGAACTTTACAGGCGGCCCCGTTGAGACCAACGGAACACTGACCCTCGGCGGCACGCTTGCCATTGGCAGCGGCGGAACGGGCGCTGGCGATGTGACCAACGCGCGCATCAACTTGTTGCCAGCCTACACAAACAACGCTGGAAAGGCGTTGTTGCTCAATACTAACGGCACCGACATTGAATGGGTCGCCGTGGCATCGGCCCCGGTCAGTATTGTTAATGGTGGCACCGGGGCAACCAACACGACCAGCGCGCTTGTTAATTTAACTATCGTCAACACCAATAACGGTGTTCGCATTGGCCCAAATTCGCTTTCCATCAGCGGTGTTGCAATTGGCAACTCGGCCCGCGCGCAATCAACCAACGGCACAGACGGAGCAAATGGTGTGGCGATTGGCGCGAGCGCGTATGCTTCGACCAATGGCGTTTCAGTTGGTCACAATGCGGGCAGCGTCAGCGGCGTAGCGATTGGCAGCGGTGCGCTGACGGGCGCGGAAGCTATTGCCATCGGCAAAAACTCTGCGGCAGAACCGGGCATTGCCATTGGCACGGGAGCGGGTGCCTACGAAGTCGGTGCAATCGCCTTGGGCGACTCGGCCCGCGCCGATAACACGAACAGCATCCAGATTGGCACTGGCACAAACTCTACCGACAACGTGATTCAAGTGTTGAATTGGGGCTTGGTCGCGTCTAACTCATGGTCCGCACTCGCCAACAGCACAACTTTTGGACGCTACGTTCTGGCCGCACCAACGAACGGAACAGCAAACCAAGTGCTTGCGCTTAACAGCAATGCCACGGCAGTTGTATGGTCTTCGGCTGGTAGCAGCGTCATCGACCTTTCAACAACTAATGCGACCGGAATTTTGCCCGTAGCAAAAGGCGGCACGGGTGCTACAAACGGCGCTGGGGCGATGACAAACTTCGGTGTGTTTGGCGCTTCTATTGTGGTCCTTGGCCCCGGCGCAGCAAACGTGACCGGGGGCAACACAATCGTTGGCGGTTCGGCCAGTGCAGACGATGGGGTCGGACTCGGCGCAGTCGCAGTCGGTCGCGAAGCCACATCTAGCAATAGCTCCACATCCATCGGCTACCAATCGAGGGGGCTTGGCGAATACGGAACCGCTATCGGCTATCAAACCACCAACAGTAGCGGGCGCGGCGTGGCGATCGGATACCGCGCGCGGATCAGCGGTGACGGCTTTGCCGCTGGCGATTCTGCTGTTGCAACAGGCGCAGAAAGCGTGCAACTCGGCACAGGCACTAACACCAATGCAAACAGCATTCAGTTTCTCGCGGCAGGCACGGTCGATACAAACGAGTGGTCCCGCATTGCCGCTATCTCGACCTATCCGACGACCAACATTTCGGTTGTTGGAACAAACAACACCAACACGCTGGTATTTTCCAACGGCATCCTTGTTGAAGTGCAATGAGCTTTCACGACCCTCTCGACTTTATTAGCCGACCCATCATTGGCGTAACAACATCGCTCGGTTCGGTGCTGGTGAGCCTACTTCCTCACCTTGAGACGGGCATGAGGGTATCCGCCCTCGCGCTTGGTCTTTTCATTGCTGTGATGTCGGCCAAAAAAGCATGGAGGGATCGGAACAAATGAGCAGCGAACTCTACGGCAAATGCCCTGCGGAAGTTGATCTCTGTCTGCCGCAGGGCCAGACATGGGACACAAGCATTGTGTGGGAAGCAGACGGCGCGCCCGTTGACCTCACTGGCTGGCAGGCCCGTATGATGCTAAGAGCGACCAGCGAAGCCGCATCTCCTACTGTTTCGCTTTCGACGGCTACCAGCACGATGACCGCGCTTTCCAACGGCACCATCGGCTTGTCCTATTCGGCCATTTCCAGCGCAGCAATCACGGCGGCGACCTATCTCTACGACCTCGAAGTGCAAAACCCGAGCGGCAACGTGCGCCGTCTAATGGAGGGCCGCGCCGTGGTGAGCCGCGAGATCACCCGCTAACGTCATGGCCGAGACGCTTACCATCCGCACGGCCAGCAGCACCGAAGTCATTAAGGTTGCCATTGAGGGGCCACAAGGACCAGCGGGCCAAGGCGTCCCGGTCGGCGGCACTACAGGCCAAGTGTTACGCAAGGCAAGCGCCACAAACTACGATACCGAGTGGGCAACCGGAGGAGGCGGGGCAAGCTACGATCAAGAACTCAACACTACCGATTCCGTCACCTTTGAATCCGTTACCGCCGACAAGGTTGCCTTTGATCTTACCGCCGCAGAAACCGCCGCGCAGGGCGAGCTTGCGTGGAACGCCGACGAAGAAACGCTTGACCTCGGACTCGCGCACGGCAGCGTTTTGCAAGTCGGGCAGGAAACACTTTATCACGTTGAGAACTCGACGGCTTCCACGATCACGGCAGGAACCCTATGTGTCTTCTCTGGGACAGTCGGCAATAGCGGCAAGCTGCGCGTTGCTCCTCATGCGAACAATACTAACCCGACCGCCATCCTTGGCATTGCCACGAGCATTATTGCCGCCGGGGTAGGCGAAGAAGGATACGTTACGCATTTCGGCAAATGTCGCGGGATCAATGCCAGCGGAGGCGCAGAAGCGTGGGCCAATGGAGACTTGCTATACGCCTCGCCAACGGGCGGCTTGACTAAGACCAAGCCCACCGCGCCAATCGTCACGGTTGCCGCCGTGGTATCCAATAGCAGTTCGTCTGGGACACTCTTTGTGCGGCCTTCGTTTGGGCAGACGGCGGCGGATGTTGGTGCGGCCTCTTCAACTCACGCGGCCAGCCATGCTTCGGGTGGAAGTGATCCGCTGGCACCGAGCGACATCGGGGCGCAGTCGCTGTTTGTAAGCGAAGTTCTGAATCTTGACGCAACTGGCAGCACAACACTACCCGCAAGCCGAGCAAAAATCTGGAATGTAGGACTTGGCACGAACTCGTCTTACAATGTAACGCTGCCAACGTCAGGACAGATTGCTGGTGATATTGTCGTAATTCGCGCAGCTAACATTCCAAGCGGCGCGACTATTCTCATACGAATAAATCAATCCGTGGACAGTCAGCTTCGTTCTGGACAGTCCTACAGATACATCGCATCAGGAACATCAGCGACAGATTGGTCGCTTGTCCCCGTCGACACCCACACCCATCCCGCCTCCGCAATCAGCGACTCCACCACCGCAGGCCGCGCCATCCTCACGGCAGCAGACTCCTCGGCACAACGCACCAGCCTCGGCCTCGGCACAGCGGCAACCTCGGCCACGGGCGACTTTGCGACGGCTTCGCATAGTCACGGCAATATAAATTCTTCGGGCCAAGTCGGCTCCGATTCTGGCCGCGTCCTCGTCACCACCACAGCAGGCGCAGTCACAACGCTGGCCCTCGGCACGGCAGGGCAGGTTCTCCGCACCAAGTCGGACTTGAGCGGCGTCGAGTTTGCCGACCCCGCAGCGGCAGGCGTCACAGGCGCAGCGGCCAGCGCCTCGGATGTCCTCGGCGTTAGCGGGGCGAGCATTACGGGGGTGGATGCAGGCAGCGCAGATCGGCTGGTATTCTGGGACGATAGCGCGAGCAAACTGACGTATCTGGAAGCGGGCAGCGGCTTGTCGATTAGTGGGACTACGCTTTCGGCCTCTGGCGGTCTTAACGCCATGCAATCCATCGCCATCAACTTTGTCCTCAACTAACGGAAAGAAACTAAACTTATGGCAACTCCAAACATCAATGACGCCACGAAAAACATCACGGGCTACACGGCGGGCACAGCCCTCTCGACCACCAACGCCACAGCCATCCTCAACAACGCTGCGAGCAGCGGGAAGCTAATGAAGGTCAACTCGGTCTATGTCGCCAACGTAGACGGCACCAATGCCTGCGATGTGACTGTCTCTTATTACACGCAGGACGATATCGGTGGCACCGCTTTCCGCATCGCTTCCACCGTCAGCGTCCCAGCCGATGCCACGGTGGTCGTGGTGAGCAAGGACGCCCCGCTCTATCTGCGCGAGGATTCTTCGCTGGGAGCCACGGCAGGAACAGCGAGCGATCTGGAAGTGGTCGTGAGCTACGAGGAGATCAGCTAATGTCGCTTCGCTGGAACGGTTCAACGCTTGGCAAGCGCGACGAAGCGAAAAACTTCGGCGAGGCCAACGGCGTGTGGTCGCTGCGCTCGGCGGAAATCTACCAGCGCGACAATCAATGGAACACCGTCTCTCCGCTCAAGTTTCCTTTTTTAGCACTGTGGCTGGATGCGGCAGACAGTTCGACGCTTTACGATGCAGTGACAGGCGGATCGCTTGTCGCAGCGAATGGAGCCGTGTCGCGGTGGGAAGACAAAAGCGGCAACGGGCGGCATTTTGTGCAGGGAACGGCCAACAACCGACCGCTTCGCCTCACCTCGCAATTCAATAGCAAGGATGCGCTGGACTTCGACGGGGACAACGACAAGCTGTTTGATTCATACGGGAGCAACACTACAGGCCCAACGTCAGGAACTTTGGGGGCGTATATTAACGACACTACCTACAGCGCATTTGTTGTGGCTTACGCAGATACGGTTTCAACCAACAGCGCCAATACTTACGTCAATGAGGCACTTTATGGAGACGGCGGTGGATATTTAGGCGGATATTTGCGGAGTAATAACACGGTTGGCATTTATTCTTTTCTTTCTGTTTACGCCACAGCCACTCAATCATACACGGCAGGAAGTCTTGCCATGTTTGGTTTTGAACATAGTGCGGGGTCTCTCCGTATAAGATTAAATGGCGGCAGCGAAGCCACATCGGCGCTCACAAGCACAGACCGCACCGCCGCGCGCCAATATCTGCAAATAGGCCGCCAGTATAACGCCGATACCTATTGCTTCGACGGCAAAATCTGTGAGGTGATTTTTTACCAGAAGGCGCTGGCCGCATCGCAACGTCAAGCCATCGAGGGCTATCTGGCGCACAAGTGGGGATTGTCTGCCAGCCTTCCGTCCACTCACCCCTACCGCAACGTATCCACATGAACCGATATTTTACAGTTGAGCCAACCGCTTACGAGCAAACCCGCCTTGCTATGGATGCGGCGTGGCCGTTCCCCGCAGGCGAGACAAGCATTGAGCCGCTGGAGACAGCGGCAAAGTATGGTAATGGCAACGTGTTGATCGCCATTCGCTCGACTCACTGCGAGATGGAGCCATTTCAAAGCGCCATCGCCTCGCTCCTTGGCAGCAATGCGGCCACGGAAATCACGCAGGCCGAATACGAGGCCGCGAGCGCGGAGGCTGTGGCGGGGTTGCAGTCTTAGCTCACCGGGCAAGTCTCGGAGGAGATGGGGGCCGCTCGGCAACGGGCGGCTCTCGCATTTTGCGATACCAAAGAAATCTTGGGGCGTTTTTCATTCAAAAATAGCGAACGGCAGGGGCTTTGACACCCCGCGAGGGGCATGATCGTCACCACGCTCCTCGGTAAACTCAAAGAACGCAGCACTTGGGCGGGCCTCGCCACGCTCACAGCCGCAATCGGCTGGAAGATGGACCCCGAACAGTGGTCGGCCATTGCCGCTGCGGCTATTGCAGCGATCTCGCTCTACGAAGTTTTCCGCAAAGAGGGCAAGTAGTGCGCCACATCATCGCCGCGCTCATGGCGTTATTTTGCGCTTCCTGTGCCACGATGCCGCCGTTGCAGGGCGAAGGTTTGCCTCTGGCGAAGTCTGGCTGGCGCATGACCGGAGGCGCGGACTTTGAAAAGAAGCTGTGGTTCGTGACCTTCTGGCGTCCGTGGGGCGAAGCGGAAAGCAAAGCTGCCGAGGACGCCGACAAGATTCTTCTCCCCGAATGAGCCGCCGTCCGGTGGTGACGATTAACGGCGAGGCGTTGCGGGCTATCTTTACCAAGCCAACGCGGTCTGACACGCGGCCCCTGCTTACGCGCCTGCTCACTTCGATCCAGCCCATCGTGAAGTTCACAAGAAAGGGCATCAGCTACATCGGGATTCGGGGCAGCGCAGATTTCTAATGAAAGCAATTAAATGGTTGAAGCACTCATTCGTTCAGTTCTTGGCTGGCCTGCAAGCGATAGGCGAGCAATCGCCCTCGCTCTCGTTGCCAAACTCTCCGTTGCCGACCTTGCCGAAGTCCTCGCCGCCGCCCATACCCGCATCCACCGCGAAGCGGAAAAGCGCAAACCGCATCGCGCTGCTGGCGACAATCGCGGAAAGGGAACTCGGCAAAAAGGAGACGCGAAATAACGTCGGCAAGGATGTCCGCAAATATCAAGCGGCGACCAACCTTGATCCCGGTGCGTGGCCTTGGTGCGCGGCGTTCTGCGCGTGGGCGATTGAGCAATGGCTGGCCGATCCTGCCAACGTGAAGTGGCTCGGCCTGCGCGCAACCACGCCCGCCAAATGGCGTCCGAAGACCGCGCTGGCGTATGGCTTCATCAAATGGGCGCAGGCAAGGCCCGCGACTTGCGCGGTCCTGCCCGACACCGCCGAGCCGAAGGCGGGTGACTTGGTGTGCTACGACTTCAGTCACATTGGCATCGTGAAGGAATCGCGCGGCGACAAGTTCGTTGCCATCGAAGGCAACACCAACGGCGCGGGAAGCAGGGAGGGCGATGGCGTTTATTTGAAGACTCGCCCGCGCAAGTTGGCCAAGTGCTTCATTCGGATTCGTCCGAGCGGCAGTTAAAGAAAAGCCGCAGAACCTTTAATAGCGAAAATCTTATTCAATGATGAAAGGAGGAGGACAACCATGCACCGAACAAACGACTTGGGCTTTGTTTACGGCCCTTACGGCGCAGTCGGCTTTGTCCAGCGCATCGAAGCGAGGAAGTCTGCGGACTGTTTCGCGGCGTTGCGCTGGTTTCTAAAGCTGTTTGCGTAAATAAACCGCTTCCTTCCCGCCCCACTTGGTCGCAGGCCGGTAGTGCTTGTAGCCGCAAGCGGCGAGGGAATTGATGCTCGCGCAGTTCCAGTGGGCCACATAGGTCACGATCTCCTTCAGCCCCAGCGCCCGCGCCTCCGCTTCCCGTGCGCGGATAAGCCGCTTTTGCAATCCCTTGCCGCGATGCTTGGCGATGACTCCTGCGCGCGACAAAAAGCCGAGGCCGAGGTTGGACACACCCTCACACACGCGCAGACCTGCGTAGCCGACAGGCTCGCGCCCGCGCCACACGACCCACCAGAGCGAGTTCTCCAGCACGGGGCGATGATCGGACGGAAAGCACAACTGATCCAGCGGCAACACCGCCAGAGGCGTGTCCTCGCGCTGGATGCGGTAGGTCATCGGAGGCGGTAGTGCGGGATCGGATAAACGCCGCGGTTAGTCATCACGCGAAACTTTTGCATCTCGGCGCGTCCTGCCCTGACAGCTACGGAAAGCTGGCCGCTCACCGTGTCTTTGGTCTTGCCGAGTTTGTCGGCAAGCTCGGCGCAGGTTAGCCACCCTGCAGGGATTTTATCCACATTGGCGGGGAGGAGGGCTGCGCACCACGCGGCGAGGTCGGTGTCGGGCTTTGTGGTCGAAAGTTTCGACTTCATGGCAGGCGGTAGTGGGGGGAAAGCGTAACGAGATTGACCGTGCAGGCGTTATCGCTTGCCTCGCCGTAAGCAAAGCCGTGCGCCCAGCCGAGCGTTTGCCTCCTGCCCTTGGCATAGCCCACAGAAAGATCAATGCCGCAGCCGATGTTGTAGCCGACGACCGGACGCTGGCAGCGTCCTTGCTCTTGCGCGACTCGGTGCGTATGCCCAAACACACAGGACATTCCCAGCGCCTCGGCGTGGTCGCGGGCCGCGCTCACGTTGTAAAGGACGCCGTGCAGGAACAGCGTGTCGCCAAGCTGGGTGCAAGCCTCTGGGCGCAGGCCCGCATAAGGAACAATCTTGGCCCGCATTTCCTTGGCGGCGTCATCAATGCGCGCCAGCACTTGCCCTGCGGCGTAACTCACTACGGCGTTGCCGCTATGAGCGAGGCCGCAAAGACGGTCCTCATGATTGCCAAGGTGGATGACGGTCGGCTCAAGCTCTCGCAGGAACGAAAGCCCCGCGAGCAAGTCATCGGCCATCGACTCCGCGCGGTCTGGGTCATCGGGATCGCGGCGAGCGCCCGCCCGAAGCGCGGCCATGTCGGTGAAGTCTCCGAGGTGCAGAACGGCGGCTGGCTTGTAGGCTTTGCGGAAGTCGAGCATTGCCTTGGTCGCTCGCGGGTCGGCCAGATGGCCGTGAGTGCAGGAAACCGCCATCCAGCGTTTCCATTTTCGGGTTACTGCCGCCACAAAAGGCGGCGGGAGTGTCAAAGACCTATGACAAAAAGTAACCCAAAAGTAACCAACCCGCGCGAGGCACAAATCGTTCCCGCGTTTTCATTTTCTACTGTCCAGACGGACTCAAAATCCGTTTCCCGCAAGGGAGTGTGGGTTCGACCCCCTCCGCCGGTATGCTTTAACCCCCTGTAAATCAGGGGGTTAAGTTTTTAGGAGGGCGGAAAGTAACCACATTGAAACCACTTCGTTGCCTCCGGTCTTTCGACATAATCAAGGTAGTTTGACCGCACGACTCCCTCGCTATTGCCCATCTCCAGCGCGACCTGTGCGGCAGATTTGACTACGGCGCAGCGGTAGGAGCCGTAGGAATGTCTCAGCCCGTTCTTCACCCACTTCACCCCCTTGCGCTTGACCCGCTTTGCCAAGTTGTCGATCCGCACCCCCTGCGGGCAAACGTGATCGTCGGGCGCAAAGTCGGCGCGGCGGAGCCAAGTCATCAGCGCGGTATGGATCGGGACGAGCCGCCTGCGGTTCGTGTTCTTCGCGTTCTCCGGTAGGACTTCGATCAGCTTCTTGCCGAGCTTCACCTCGCGCCAGAGCAGCCTTTCCGCCTCGCAAGTGCGTAGCCCCGCCAGACCGCAAATCGCCAGCGGGAGACGCCATTCCGGGGCAACGGCACCGAGCAGGGCGCGGAACTCCGGGGGCGTGTAGATCGGGGGCCGCTTTTTTGGAACGTCCAAGGCGTGCGTCCGCTCGGGGGCGGTCATGCCATCGGGCAAGAATTGCTGCTTGCGCGCCCAACCAAAGAATGTGACGAGGGTTGAGCGGACGTTGTTGAAGCGGCGAGGCCCGACCCCCAGCCCGTCGAGGTGCGCTTTGACCTGCTCGGTGGTCACACCGGCTATCGGCCCCGGATGCTTGTCGGTAAAGTGGCGTATGTCGGCCTCGACGATGCGGGTCTGCACCTCCCGCTCTACAAGATGACGCACGTAATTGCGTGCGGCCTCGGCAATCGGGGGACTCTCGGCCCGCTGCCCCTGCCACGCGAGGAAGTCGGCCACGGTCTTGTCGTCCAAGCCCCGGAGGGCGGATCGTCCGTCACGCAGGAGGGCCAGTTGTTCCTTGGCCTTGGCCTTGGCCTTGGCGAGATCCTTCGCCGCGTTCAGAACCCGCTTCCCGCCCCGCCGCAAGTGCCATTTCCACCGACCGTCCAACCCTTGCCAAAGGCAGCAGGAGAACCCGCCGAGTCGGACAACCTCATTGCTTTTCATGCGTTAGTGCGGGGGG